GCGGCATAGTCGCCCATCGCTGAATTTGTAACCATAATGTTTTCAGTTTCCCGCGAGAAATTTTCCGTAACAAAATCCAAGCCACACAAAGGGAATTTGCGAAATGCCTATCCTGAAAACCACAAAACAACTGGCGGCCTATTTCAAAATCTCCCCGCAGTCCGTCCGGGTCTGGCGGCGTAAGGGGATGCCGATCACTGAGGCGGGCGAATATGACACAGAGGCAATCCAGATATGGCGGCGCCATTCATCGGGGACGGCGGTGGGGGAGATTGATCTGCGCGAGGCGAAGCGGCGCAAGGCAGTCTGTGACTCTGACCTTGCTAAGCTTAGACTTGAGCGTGAGCGCGGTAGCCTAGTCAGCAGGCAATCGGTTTTGGAGGCATGGACCTCGACGCTCAACGCGCTGCTTTCGCAACTGGGAGATATTGGGCCACGGCTTGCGCCTCGCATTGCTGGCGAGACGAGCGAGGCCAAGATCATCGCGGCATTCGACGCGGAGTTGCGCGCCGTGGTCGAGACCGTGGAGCGGCAGACGCGCAAACTGAAAATCGAAACGCCGGTCGAGGATGCGCACTAACAAGCGAGTAACCAAATGCTGAAGTTCGGAACGATAGAGCGCGAGGAACTGATTCCCGGCTCGGTGTTTGTCCCGCCGGACAGAATGCCGATTGTGGAATTCTGCGAGCGCTATCGCCACCTGAGCGCGCGATACACCGCTAGCGAACAACTATGGAAGGTTGCCTCGACGCCCTATGCGCGCTTTGTGCTCGAATGCTATTGTGATCCGGGCATTGAGAAAATCACATTGGTCTGGGCTTCGCAAACAACAAAAACAGCAACGCTGGAAAACATGCTTTTCTATTCGGTTTGTCACGCGCCGCAACCGGCGCTCTGGGTGATGCCGAACGAGAAACTGATGATCTCCCTGATTCAGGAAAGGCTCAGGCCAACGATAGAAGCCAGCCCGCGCATTGCGGCGGAACTCTGCGGCGGATCTCGCGGGATCACACACAACCGCCTGAATTTCCAGAGAATGCCTGTGTTTTTTGGCCTTGCGGAAAGTGAAGCGGACCTTTCATCGCGTCCTTGCGGTTATGTCATCATGGACGAAATAGACAAGTTCCCGATGTCCACAACCCGCGAGGGCTCCCCGGTGGATCAGGCAATTGCGAGAACGAGAACTTTCCCGCGCCGTAAAATCGTGATGAGTTCGACACCGACAAACTATCAAGGCAAGATATGGAAAACATTGCAGGCCTCGACGCGCTGGGCTTGGTGTGTGCAAGACCCCGGGAGCGGCGAATGGGTCCCGTGGGAATGGAAGCGCATGAGGTGGGAGACGCCGGATAAATACGCGGCGCAATCTGATCTGTTAGCGCGCGCGATTGAAGATGAGGAGGTGAATGTTTGGTATGAATTCCCAAGCGGCGCAAGGGTTTTCACGCGAGCGGAAAAGAATGCGCTCAACGCCTCGGGGCGCTGGGTCTGTGTGGCGCAGGGTGAGAAAAACCATTACGGTTTTCAACTCCCGGCGCTTGCGTCTATCTGGAGCGATTTCAGGAAACTGGCCGCGCGATGGGGTCGCGCGCGCGCGCTGCAAAAGCGCGGCGATTATCGCGAGATTCAGATATTCATAAACCATGAATTGGCGGAGCCGTTCCAGCCGAAGCGCGCGGAGATTGGCGAGGGGTCACTGTTGCCGCTGGTCCGGCGCGACTGTATCCCGGGACACTTCCCGGATGGTTACCAGTATTGGACGATGGGCGTTGACGTGCAACGCGGCGGAATCTATTGGCAGGCCGTGGCTTTTAACAACATGGACCGCCGCGCGCATGTGATAGAATTCGGGGCCGCGAGCGGGCGGGCGGAAGAGTGGATACCGAAGTTGGCGGCAAGAACATACGGCGGCAAACCGCCAACGTTCCTGTTTGTTGACGCCGGCGACGGCATGACGGCGCCAGAGGTTTATCGCGCCTGCTTGCGCCTTCCGCAATTCGCGCGGCCAATTCACGGCCTCGCCCAAACCCAGACAAAGGGGCGTTATCTGCTAACCTCGCAGGACGTGAAGGCGGCTCATCGAGGGCGGCTTGTGCTTATCGCGGTGAACCTTGTCAAAGATTCCCTATATTCAGCTTTGCAAAATCAGCAGATCACATTTTGCGGCGCGGTCGAGCATGATGAGGAATACCGCTATCAGATGGCGTCTGAAGAGCGCGTGAGCAAGCCCGGGCAACGCGGTCAGATGATTGCGTTCTGGCGTATGCGCGAGGGGTATTCGGATAATCACTATTTCGACGCTCTGGTTTACGCGCTCGCCGGCGGCATTGCGGCGGGGTGGATCAAGAGCGCGCGCGCGGCGCGAGTCTATAATCCGGTCGAGCAGGACGGAGAGGGAGAACAGGAGAAAACACAGACAGCGCAAGGGATTATCCAACAGCAGGAATTCAGGAAACCCAAGGGGCCGATGCCGAGAGGAACGAAGCGCGTGGGCCTCGGGATGTCACGGCGCGGAGAACGATGAAAGGAGAAAAAGGAAATGGGAAAAAGGAAAACCATGAAGGCAAGAATCCCGGACACGTTGCGCGAGGCCGTGCCGCAGGAGCCAGAGCCGGTTGGCAAGGCGCCAGAAAACCCTGATGAAATCAGGGATATTGAGGGAACGGACCGCCGCTGTCCGCGTTGCGGGTCCATCCGCACGGAGCGGCTGAGTGGACTTTTGAAATGCCGTGGCTCGATCTATCATTACCGGCGTTGCAAGGTGTGCGCTGCGCACTACCGGGTCCGTTATTCTTGAGATTCATTATATACGCGCACGCGTAAAAAAACCATTGCGCTCCTGCGGCGCCGTGGATATGCTCAGGATACCTTCCTTTCCGCACGGCGCGAGTGCGTAGCGCGCGCGCCTCCGCCAGGCTGATCCGGCCTGGCGGTTTTTTTTGCTCCACGAGAAACCATTGCGGTTTCCGTCGTAGCACGCTGAAACAATTGAAGTTTACTATTCCAAACAGATTCGTTTGTCAAAGCCTTGCGCAAAAACCACAGCGTCTGTTATCAACGCCTTGCGCGATGGAGGCGCGGTTGAATGGCTACAGATGACGAACTGAAAGCAATCGCTGACTCCGCGCTGGAAAACTCAATTGAGAACCAGTCGCTCACAATTTCGCCGGGTTCCAAGTCGGTAAGCCGGACCCCCGCGCGTGACTCTTTTGCCATTCGGCAACTTTTGCTCAATGGGGCTTCTCGCGCCGCTGGAACCCGGCGAAGCCGCAAAATCATCTTTGGGGGGCCTTGATGATGCCCGAGATAATCAAGGCTCTGTCAATGTTTTCTCGCATCGCCCGCGCGGTCTCCGCAGGGCGCGCCGCGTTCTCTGGCGCCGCGCCTAAGCGCGAAAAGCGCGCGCCTCGCTCACAGACGCCGCTCGCCACCATCGGGCGCGAACGCTCATGGGACGCGACGAAATCAACGCGCCTAACCGGCAAGTTACTAAGCAACGCGAAGACACAATTTGCTGATGCTATCTGGAGCGATGGCGGTGAGCGCCTGCGGAATATCGGGCGCTATCTGGTCCGCGAACACCCCGAGGCCGCCGCGATTGTGGATTATCTCGCGTCTGTGATTGTGGGGCGCGATGGCATCTGGCCGCGTTTTGACACGGGCGACGAAACGCTTGACGCCGAACTGAACCGACGGTTTTCCGCGTGGGCGGAGAACTGTGACGCGCGCGGCGAAGAGGATTGGGCAAGCATTCAGCGCCTCTGGGTTCGGGAGATTTCCGCGACTGGCGAGGCGTTCACGGAGACCGGCGCGATTGATGGCGCGTTCGTGCTTTCTCCTTTTGAGAGCGAGAATTTAGGGTTTTTCGGATCGAACTCAAACATCATCAACGGCATTGAATACGATGAGCGCGGGCGCAAAGTCGCTTACTACGTGACGCTCACAAAACCCGGGCCGCTCGGCGTTCCCGGCATGGGGCCGCAGATACGCATCCCGGCGGAACGTGTGCTCCACATCATGATCCGCAACCGCCCTTCGCAGTTTCGAGGCGAGAGCGCATTCGACGCGACGGCGATAACTCTTTACGACATATTCGACGCGGATCGTGCCGAGATGGATTTGCTTCGAGCCGCCGCATATTTCGGCCTCATCATCCGCACAAACCCAGAGCAGTTCGGCGAAATCGGCGCGACTGGCGGGCTTGGCGAGGATGAAACAAACTCGGACGGTTACGCGCCGGACACTGTATCCGACGATGAAATGATGATCGAGCGCGGCGTCATCCGCGCTATGGCCGATGAAGTGAAAGCCGTGGAAACCAATAACCCAACAGGGGAATATCAGAGTTTCACTCGCGCGCTCAGGCAGGCCATCGCGGCGCGCTGGGGCATCCCATACAGCGCCGCAACGGGCGACACATCGCAGGCCAACTATTCGAGCGAGCGCGCGGCGGAGATGCACGCGCGGCCTCGCTATCAGTGCCAGCAGTGGATGATCATCCGCAAAGGCGCGCGGCCTGCGGTCAAAAAGTGGATCGAGCATGAGGTGGCGCGCAAGGGTCTGCGGATTTCTAATATAACGATTCCCGAAATCGTATCTGGCATTCACTGGCGCTTGCCTCATCGCGAATGGGTGGACCCCGGCGCCGAGGCGCAGAAGTTGAAAACGATGGTAGAACTTGGGCTTCTGCCGTTCCCGGCGGCCTGCGAATACGTGGGGCGCGACGCTCGCGACGTCTTGGCCGAACACAAGCGCGCGCTCGACTTGGCGGAAGCGTCCGGCGTCTCACTGCCGCCCGCCTATTCCTCGACGCTCTTCCAGTATCACATCGAGGCTGGCGCGCTCACGATCAACGAGATTCGCAAATGGCTCAAGTTGGAACCTGTGGAGTGGGGCGAGAAAACGGTTCCCGAGTTGCGCCTCGAACTCGCGGCGGAAGCGGCCAAAATCACAGGTGGGACAAGCGGAAACTCTGGAAGCGGCGGGCTTCAGGCCGCGCTTGAGCCGCAGACATCAACAGCAGAGGAGGGCGCATAAATGCCTGATAGCAAAAGCGAAAGCGCGGCAATGCGCACCCGCACACTCTCGCTTCGGGCGCAAACATTCAACGTAGAGCAACAGACCGTTGAGGCGGTTATCGCGAGTGATAAACCGGTCATGGTCTATGACTATGAATCTCACGCCATGATTCAGGAAATCCTTTTGCCGTCAGGATTTCGGATCAACGGCGGGCGAGACTCGCTCCCTCTGCTGGACTCTCACCGGCGCGATTCCGTTGAGCGGATTCTGGGGGCCGCCGTGAACCTGCGGCGCGATGGACGCGAGGTCATGGCGAAGATTGTCTTCGACGATTCACCTGAGGCGAAGCGCGCGGCGGGAAAAGTTGCGCGCGGGACGCTTACTGATTTGTCCGTAGGATATGACTATGAAGAATCGGACAAACTCAGAGACGGTGAAACGCGGGCTTATGATGGCATCGAATACACAGGCCCAGCGCTCATCGTCAAAAACTGGACGCTTTACGAGGTCAGCCTCGTGGCGATAGGCGCGGACAATCAGGCGATGTTCCGCGAAAAATCCAATCACGAAAAGGAGGAATCTGCTATGGCGGAAGAAAAAACGACTACGGCCACGGCAGAGGTCCGCGCCGAAACCGAAACTCGCGCGGATCGTTTCGAGGAAGGCCTGCGCGCCGAACGTGAGCGCGTGAAGGCCATCCGCGAACTGGCTAACCTTGCCGGTTTGCCTGCTGACAACCCGGCGGTAATCGAGGCGCTCGACAACGGACTGAGCGAGGCGCAGGCGCGCTCGAAGTTTTCGGCCCTCAAGCAGGCCGAAGCGGAGAAAGCCAAGGCGCAGTCTGAGAAAACGGGCGACGCCTTCGAGGCCCCGGCCACGGCTTCGGTCAGCATGATCCGCGACGGGGCGGCTGATTTCCACGCCGCCGCGGTGGACTCTGTGCTGCTCCGCGCCGGTGTGCTCAAGCCCGAGAAAGCCCATCCCGGAGCGAGAGAATATCGCGGCCATACGATGCAGGACATCGCTCGGATTACGTTGGCGCGCAACGGAGTTCGCGGCGCGGAGGGCCTGTCGCAGGACCGCCTGCTTGCCGCTCTTCGCGGGACGCGCGGCTTTATGGCGCGCGGGAATCCCGCCTCTGCGCAGGCTACGGGCGCGTTCTCTGACATCCTCGCTGATGTTGCGCACAAGTCCGCCGCCATCGGCCTCGAAGAGTCTCCGACCACTTATCGGCGCTGGTGTGGAATCCGCACCCTGAGCGATCTCAAACCGCACTACATCACGCGGCTCGGCGGCTCGGAATCCCTTGCGCTGGTTCCCGAATCTGCGGAAGTGCCGTTCGGCGTGATGAGCGACAAAAAGGAATCGCTGACCCCCTACGCATGGGCCAAGCGCTGGGGCGTGACGGATCAAGCGATCATCAACGACGACCTCGACCTGCTCGCGTCCGCGCCTTACAAATGGATGCAAGCGGCTGATCGCACGGTGGACGAATACGTTTACTACCTGCTCCTGAACGGAACCTCTCTCACGCTTACCGAAGACTCACTGCCGGTCTTCGAGGCGGGAACGCATCTCAACTACGTGACCTCCGGCGCGGCTCCGAGCGAGACCACATTCACCGCCGCGTGGACCGCTATCAGCAAGAAAACCGGCCTCAACGGCAAGCCGCTCTCTCTGCGTTTCCGCTACATCATCGTCCCGACTGATCTGGAGCCGAGCACCCGCAAATACATCGGTTCTGAATACGAAATCGCGGGAACGAATCAGGAGCTGAACCCGTTCTACAACTCGGTCGAAATCGTGGCGACGCCCCTCCTGTCTGTCGGAGTGACCATCGAGCGCGTCGGTCAGGCTCCCCTCTCCGGGACCGGGGTAACAACCGGCTGGTATCTGGCTTGCGATCCCTCGCAAATCGAGACGGTTATCGTCGGGTTTGTGAATGGTCAGGGGCCTGTCCTCGAAATGGAGCGCCCGCTCGACTACCTCGGAACCGAGATGCGCGTGAAGAACTTCTTCGGCGCTGGCTTCGGCGATTGGCGCGGCCTCTACTACAACGACGGCGCGTAAACCCCAGACGCGGCCTGAAAAAGACGATAGCGGGGCGGCCTGCGCGCCGCGCGGTTCCGCCCCGCAACCTAAAAGCGAAAGGAGCAAAACGCTATGAAATACCTGAAGAAAATCAAGACGCCCGTTCTCGCGCTTGCGGTGTTCTCCATCGTCGTTCTCGCGACTGGCGCTTCTTACTACTGGTCCGGGACGCAAACGGCGGTGTGGTCAAACGGAACGGGAAGCGCGGTTGTGCTCGGAGAAATCGTTGATGTGGGCACGTATTCCGCCGCCGTCGCCACTGACGCCGTCGCCAACGGAAGCGCCGGAACCGTCGGGCTTGAGGGAGTCTACAAAATCCCGAAAGCGAGCGGGACCACGTTCTCCGCTGGCGTTCCTCTGTTCTGGACCGGCACGGCGCTAACCGGCACAGTTGCCACTGGCTACCGATTCGTCGGATTCGCGAACAGCGCGGGAAACAATGGTGAAACCTATGGATTCGTTCGGCTGGCTCCATACTACGCGGAGGGTCCGCGATACCTGACAGCAACGACATCAGTGACGCTCAGCAAGTATGATTTCATGGGCGGCCATTGCGTCATCAACTGCAACGCCACCACGATGACACTCACGCTCCCGGCGGTTGCCGACATCCCGAAAGAGGCGCTACTGACAGTGAAAAAGACGCACGGTTCCAACGCTGGCGCGATCACGATTGACGGCAACGCTTCCGAGACAATCGAGGCGGGCGCGACTTACACAGCGGTTGACGCCGCCGATGATGTCGCCACGTTCCTCAACACCGGCTCGGCGTGGGTGTTAGTTGACGCCTACATCCCGTAAGTATCTACCTATGCGGGGGCGCGGCGGCTCGCCCGCCCCCGCCTTTTCCTTTATACTATGAGCCTTTTCGACACCATACTCGACTCCTTTGATGAGTCCGATTTCGGAGCGATCTCGACCAGTTACGCGAGCGCCGGAGGGTCTGGCGTTGCCGTAAACGGTTTTGTTTTTGATGTTGACCACAGCGTCGCGGATGGTGAGCGCGGGCAGGAGCAGATCACACAATTCACAATCGTCTACGATAAATCCACGTTTGACGCGGCGATTCCGGCGGGGCCTGCGGCGGGCGATTTCGTGACAATCAACGGCGTGGTTTATCGTGTGTTCCGTTTCGTTCAGGATGATACTTCATATTCTGTATATGTATATCTTCAGGCGAGCGACGACCGACTTGTGGACTCGCAAGATTGGCCGCAGAAATGACGACGCCGATTGATAATTTCGAGGATACGATTGCGAATTGCTCGGCATGGCAGACCATCACGGGCACGGCTTCCGCCGCTGCGGCGAAGGCGTTCATCTATCAGTTCGGCGCCAACACGCGGCCTTCCGCGCCCGCCATG